GAGGTTCAAAATACACGCCAGCGGATGACGTTGATTTGGGAATTGTAAGTAGATACGAACACCTATCAGGTTCAACAGTGATTAATGAAAAGGTTAAATGGTTGGATGTTAAAAATACAGGAGATAAACAACAATTCTATTCAACTCAAATTAACCTTGGAGGTTCATTAACCGCCAATGACCTCATTTCTAAATATGGTAATACTGAATTCTACAATCCAAAACCTAATGTTAAGAAGAAAGTAACCATTAAAACATCATTTGATTATACAAATAAGAAGTTTAATGGACCGATACATTATGGTATGTCACCTGATTATGGTATATCAATGTCTAAGTCACTTATGTCTCAACTTGATTTATATGAGGGAGATGTGGTATATTTCAGGTTAACTACGTAAATTTAAAAAATTCTTGATATTTATATTTATAACAAAAATATTATGGACAATTTAAAAATAAATAATACGGCGGACCAATTCTTAAACCAAAAACAGGTTACCAAGATATCTAACGATGGAATGGAACGTGAAGAATGTGATTTAGTAACTGGAGAATGTTATGTTATCAGGTCAAAAGATGGTATAGTGGAAAGAATAAATAAAAAATACATTACCGAAGACGGTAGACAACTATTACAAGATTAATACTATGTTAAAGGAAAAACTTTTAGAAGAATTAAATCGATACAATGCGATTAATAGATACACCCAAAAATTAGTCTTAGAACAAGATATGGGTGCAGATGCGGCGGCCGCTGCAGTTCCACCGGCCGACCCATTAGCGGGTACTCCCCCACCGGCTGACCCAATGGCGGCAGGAGCGGACCCTATGGCTGCAGGGGCAGACCCTATGGCGGCAGGAGCGGACCCGGCAGCGGGAGGAGTTCCACCGGCTGACCCAATGGCGGCAGGAGGAGCAGAAGCACCTGCAACCGCTGAAACTGAAGAAATTGATATTACCGATTTAGTTAATATGACCAAATCAATCAAAAATGAAATGGACAAGAACAAAGATGAGGGTAATTCTGTAATTCAGAAAATGGATAGTGTTTTTGGTAAATTAAATGATTTGGAACAAAAATTAGCTCAAATGGACTCTGTTATTTCAAAAATAGACGAGTTGGGTAGTAAAATTGAACAAGTAAAACCAAAGACCCCTCAAGAAAAATTAGAAATGCGTTCTTTAGACTCATATCCGTTTAATCAAAATCCACAAGACTTCTTTAGTCAAAAACAAAATGAAATGCAGGCTTCAGGTAAAAATGAGTATGTATTAACAAAGGATGAAGTTGAAAACTACGGTCAAGCTCAAATAATGAAATCTTTTAATCCAGACGAAACTAATGAACCTCAGTTCTAATGTAAATTTTTTATTACAAACCCAAACACAAATTAAAATACTACACTGGCAGACCAAAGGTTATGCTAGACACCAAGCTTTTGGTGAAACTTATAGTAATTTAGACGCACTAATTGACGACTTTGTGGAAATCTATATGGGTAAGTACGGAAGATTTTCACTAAGCGAAAATGAAAAGAAGATATCAATAGACAATTTAACAGAATTAGATTTAACGGCTTTTATGAAAACCGTAAAATCCGAACTTATCGGAATGTCTAACGACTTATCTAAAGACAAAGATACAGATTTATTAAATCTTAGAGATGAGATGTTGGGACTTTTCAACAAATTATCGTACCTCTTAACATTGGAATAAAAAATTCCTAAAAAAGAAACAGAGCCGGGTTTGACAATCCGGCTTTTTTTGTTTATACTTTACTTATAACACATTAATAAATTAAAATTCAATTATTATGGGAGTATTAGATTCAGTTCTTGCTCAGTATGAGAAGAACAAACAGTCAGCTACAAGTAGCAACACAAACAAAGTGTCTCAAGAAGACAGAATGAAAAAGTATTTCACCACCGTATTACCTAAAGGTGTACGTAGTGCTGAAAAACGTATTCGTATTTTACCGCCTGCAGATGGTGGGTCACCATTTGTACAAGTTAAATTCCACGAGATTCAAGTGGACGGTAAATGGGTAAAACTTTATGACCCAGCTCAAGAAGGTAAACGTTCTCCATTAAATGAAGTTCACGAAAGTCTAATGATGACAGGTGTGGATTCAGACAGAGAATTGGCAAGAACATATCGTTCTCGTACTTTCTACATTGTTAAAGTTATCGACCGTGATAACGAACAAGACGGTCCAAAATTTTGGAGATTCAAACACAATACTAAAATGGACGGTGTATTGGATAAAGTTCATCCAATTTTTAGAACCAAAGGTGATATTACCGACCCAACTACAGGTCGTGATTTGATTATCACATTAGCACTTACAAAAGCTGGTAATGGTAAGGAATATACAACAGTAAGTTCTGTTATTCCTGACGACCCGGCACCACTTCACACAGATGGAGCAACTTCAAACCTATGGGTTAATGATGAATTAACTTGGTCAGATGTTTATTCTAAAAAAGGAGAAGACTATTTGGAAATGGTTGCACGTGGAGAAGTACCTCGTTGGGATAGTGAAGCGAAGAAATTCGTATCTAATTCAGCAGGAGAAGCTACAGTTGGAGGCACTTCAAGTTCAGTGGTAACATATGAAGACCCACAAGTGGACGATGAATCAGATTCTGATTTACCATTCTAATTAATCGAAGACACTCTCTACGACTATTTGGTTTAGAGAGTGTCTTTTTAAAACTACTCAAATATGGCAGGTATTAAAAAGAACGATTTCAGTTCGTTCAAAAAAAAGTTTTCAAAAGAGGCGGAATATAAACCAGACCGTTTCTTTGATTTAGGTGACGCATTTTTAGATGCAACAGGTCTTCCAGGTCCGGCAATCGGACATTTAAATATGTTCTTAGGTCATAGTGACACAGGTAAAACCACCGCATTAGTAAAGTCGGCGGTAGACGCACAAAAGAAAGGGATACTTCCTGTTTTTATTATTACGGAACAAAAATGGAGTTGGGAACACGCTCAATTAATGGGATTTAATAAAGAAGACGATTTCTATCTCTTCAACAGTGACTTCGAATATATCGAACAAATTACTGATTTCATTAACGAAGTATTAGACGCACAAGAAAAAGGTGAAATACCACACGATATTTTATTCCTATGGGATTCTGTTGGTTCAGTTCCTTGTAAGATGACATATGAAGGAAAGGGCGGTAAACAACACAATGCATCTACTTTGGCAGATAAAATCGGTATGGGTATTAATCAAAGAATTTCAGGTTCAAGAAGAACAGATAAAAAATTCACTAATACATTAATTATCGTTAACCAACCTTGGGTTGAATTACCTGATAATCCGTTTGGTCAACCTAAAATTAAAGCAAAAGGTGGAGAAGCAATTTGGCTAAACTCGACATTAGTTTTCTTATTTGGTAATCAAAAAGGTGCAGGAACTACCAAAATCTCAATCACAAAAGATAAGAGAAAAGTAAAAATTGCAACAAGAACCAAAATCTCAATTATGAAAAACCACGTAAATGGTTTAGGATATGAGGATGGAAGAATTCTTGTAACAGCACACGATTTTGCTAAAGGTAGAGACGATGCTGAAGAAAAGAAAAGTATTGAACAATATAAAACCGAACACGGAGATTATATTACCAACAAACTTGGCGTTAATGTTACAGACGCAGATATTGAAGTTGTAACAGAGGAGGAGTAATAATATAAAAAATTTAAATGTCAGTTTTACTTGTTGATGGAGATAATCTACTTACAATTGGTTTCTACGGTCTCAAAAATCACTACTATAAGGGAAAGCACATTGGAGCAATCTATCATTTTATTAATACTCTTAGAAGAGCGTTTGAGATTTACAAATTAGATAAAATTGTAGTTTTTTGGGATGGAGAAGATTCGGCTTCACTTAGAAAAAAGATTTATCATCAATACAAAGAAAATAGAAGAAGTAGACTCAGAACTGACGAAGAAATTGACAATTACAATTATCAAAGACAAAGAGTAAAACAATACCTCGAAGAACTTTATGTTAGACAAGGTGAGTTTGCAAATTGTGAAACTGATGATTGTGTTGCGTATTATGTTCAAAACTCACCAAACGAAGAAAAAATTATATACTCATCTGATAGAGATTTAGCACAACTTGTAAATGAAAAAACACAACTGTTTAATCCATCTCACGGAAAATTATACAAGAAACTAGACAAAATTGAGTATGACCACGAGAGTATCTTAATCGAAAATGTTTTATTGGTTAAGATGCTTTGTGGTGACCCCTCCGACAATATATCAGGAATAAAAAATATGGGAATCAAAAGACTCATTAGTTTATTTCCTGAGATAAAAGAAACACCTCTCACGTTAGAACAAATTAGAGAAAAGGGAAACCTTTTATTTGAACAGGACAAAGATAATTGGCTTGTTAGGAATCTATTGACTGGTGTCACCAAACACGGTGTGTTCGGAGAGGAGTTTTTCCAAGTAAATAATATGATTGTTAACCTACAAGAACCATTTTTAAGTGATGAGGCTAAAACAGTCATAAACGACTTAATAAATGAAAACTTGGACACAGAAGGTCGTTCTTATAAAAATACTATGAAAATGATGACGGAGGATGGAGTATCACTCCTCTTACCGAAATCGGACGACCAATGGGTAAAATTTTTAGACCCATTTATGAGATTAACAAGAAAAGAAAAAAATAAGCACATCTTTAAATTTAAAAAAAAATAGAAAAATGAACAATCAAGACGTAACTAAATTTGAGTTCCTTTTAACCCTTGAAGGTAACTTTATCATTCAGAGATTCTTTAACGTTAAGGGATATAATCCAAGAGCAAGACGTTCTATGGATTTACACTACACCGTAAAAAATATTTGTGACGAAATTGCGGAAGATTTGAAAATAAAAAGTTCTGATTATATGTGTGAAAATCAAAATTATTTCCTATCTAAC